TTATGCTTTGATTTCCGTGCCGTCCCGGAAGGTAACCGTGATTCCCTTGCTCCTGTCAACCGTTACATACTCAACTGTGCTACTCCAAAGCCCTATGTCAAATTCGCTGATAACGCCTTTCTGTGCTTTCATCAGGGAGATGAACTCAGCCAGCCACACACTCTTTGCTTCCTTCGCTGCAATGGACTCTGCCACCGAATCGTACTGTGCCTTGGTTTCATCGTACCTGTCTACAAGACTGTCGTAGCGTTTTTTGTATTCGTCCTGATCCTGCGCAATCCGGGCGTTTTCAGTAACAATGCTCTGTGTCATGGAAACAATCATCGAAAGCTCATCTTCCAGACGTTGCTTTTCTATCTGTAGAGCATCCGTTGCGCACAGCGTTTTGCGGACAAGCTCCGCATTGGCGATGATTTCTTTTTTCTCGGTAACCAGTCGGTTATATGCGGACACAAAAGCCGCTTTGACATCTTCCTCTGTCACATACGGCGTTTCGCATTTTGTGCCTTCGTACTTGTTATTGCAGCGGTATATGGTTTTTCGGTAGCTGTCCGTTGAATGCCAGACCTTGGAGCCGTACCAGCTTCCGCAATCCGCACACCTGATTTTGTTTGAGAAAATGGTCGTGCCGCTGTACCGCGTTTTTCCTTTGCTCCGCTTGGCAAGCTCCTCCTGTACCAAATCGAATACCGCCGGACTGATGATGGCTTCGTGATTGCCTTCCACATAGTACTGCGGAACCTCGCCTTCATTCTTCTTCAGCTTTTTCTGCAGAAAATCAACTGTGAATTCCTTTTGCAGGAGCGCATCACCCTTGTATTTTTCGTTGGACAGCATCCTGCGAATGGTTTGCTGATTCCACACATCCTTGCCGCCGGGCGTTTTGATGCCCTGCGCAGTGAGATGCGATGCAATAGCGTGTGGCGTCTTGCCCTCAAGGAAGAGACGGAAAATCAGTTTTACCGTTTCCGCCTGTTCTGGGTTAACCACTATTTTTCCTGTTTCTTTATCTTTATCCAAACCAAGAAAGCGGCTGTAGGCGAAGCTGACTTTTCCGTCCGCCATGCGCTTGCGCTGACCCCATGTTACGTTCTCTGAAATGGAGCGGCTTTCTTCCTGCGCAAGGCTCGACATGATAGTGATGAGCAGCTCACCCTTTGAATCCAGCGTCCATATATTCTCTTTCTCGAAATAAATCTCGATGCCCTTATCCTTTAATTCTCGCACCGTGGTGAGAGAATCAACGGTGTTTCTGGCAAAACGGCTCACGCTCTTGGTTATGATAAGGTCGATTTTTCCGGCAAGCGCATCGGCAATCATCGTTTTGAAGCCCTCTCGCTTTTTTGTGTTCGTTGCTGAGATGCCTTCATCCGTGTAGATGGCGACGAACTCCCAATCATCTCGGCTTTTGATGTAGCTGGTGTAATAATTGACCTGCGCCTCGTAGCTTGTTGCCTGGTCTTCATGGTCGGTTGAAACACGGGCATATCCGGCAACACGGCGTTTTTTTGTGCTGTTAATCGGCGCTGCCGTGAATTGACTGATTGTTGCCGGAATGGTCTTTACTTTCGCCATGTCTTTCCCTCCATTTTTCTATCATTACTTCCCGCATATGCTGTTTCCGTTCCTCCGAGTGCTTGGGCATTTTTCTCTTGTTCTCCCATTGAGCATCGAAGGTATGTCCGTCGAAAAAGTGAACAGAAAGTTGAAACGGCGCGGTGATATGGATACAGGCAATCTGCACTCTGAAAGCTGTCTCATCAAAAGCCGTCATGCCCATTGCCTTGGCGCATAATGCTGTAAGCGTTTCTTCCTTTATGCTGGGGCTGTCGCAGTCTCCGTTTGATGCGCAGCGCCATACCGAGTCGAAACTGCCGTCTTTGTGTCTGGAACGCTGTTTGCGATAGTTTTCACCGCAGCAGTCACAACGAATTCGGCTTGTAAAGCAGGAACTGTTGGGACCGAGCTGGTGTGCCTGAACATACCGCCCCTTTGCCGCACGGCGCTCATCCGTCCAGCAGTCCTTTCTCAAGGTGGATTCCCAATGGTGCGGGACGGTGTGACCGTCCTTGAAATAAAAGAGCATCTCATTCGGAGCAGGAACCTCAATGCGCTCTATCTGCTCCGAAAAGACACTCTCATCAAATTCATCCAGACAGAGGACGGTTGCACAGGCCTGTTTGAGCGTTGTCTCCGGAATATCCTTGTTCCGGCAGTGCGCATTTCCGCTTTTCCTGCGTGTCCCGCAAACCCAAATGGTGTAGTTGGCATTCGGGTCTTTGCGACCTTTGCGGTTTGAACGCTGATAACTTTTTCCGCAGCACCCGCACTTGATTTTGCTCGTAAAGCAGGAAGTGTTGATGCTCCAATTTGCAAGCGCACCGAGTTCGCGGCGGCGGGCTTTTTCGGCCTGCACAGCCTGATATACTTCCATTGGGATGATGGCTTCGTGTGTATTTTCTACCCAATATTGCGGAAGCTCTCCGCGGTTGATTTTGCTTTTCTTGCTGATAGGGTCTGCGACATATTCTTTCTGAAAAAGCAGGTTTCCCGTATAGGTAATGTTGCCGAGTATCTGCCGGATGGAGGTGTTGCCGAAATGCTGCCCCTTGTAGGATTTGACCCCCATTGCCGCAAGCTGTTTTTCCGTGGTTTCCGCCGAAAGCCCATTCAGGAAATTGTCGTAGATGAGCTTTACAATTTTGGCTTCCTCCGGTTCAACGACGAGTTGGTCACCGTCCCAACGGTAGCCGTATATCTGAAACTTGCCGTTGGGAATGCCCTGCTCAAAGCGTTTGCGCGTACCCCACTTTACATTTTCGGAAATGCTGCGACTTTCCTCCTGGGCGAAGGACGCAAGGATAGTCAGCATCAATTCGCCATCGCCGTCCATGGAATTGATGTGCTCTTTTTCGAACCGCACCTCTACACCGATATCTTTCAAGCGCCGTACCGTCTCCAGCAAATCCACCGTATTGCGCGCAAACCGCTGAATTGACTTTGTAAGAATGATGTCGATATCTCCCTTTTCCGCAGCAGCAATCATGCGTTTGAACTCATCACGTTTCTCTATGCTCGTGCCGGAAATTCCGTCGTCGGCGAACACCCCAGCGTACTGCCAGTCGGGGTTTTTCTGAATGAGTGTGCTGTAGTAGCTGATTTGTGCGGAGAGGGAATGGTTCATACGCTCCGATTCCATTGAAACACGGGCGTAGGCAGCCACTTTTTTCTTCGTTTTTATGGTCGGCACTGTCTGCTCGACCTTTATGATTTTAGCCATGAAATCACTCCTTTCCGACACCATACATCACTCTTTATGCCCCAGAAGTCAAGGAAATTCCCGATAATAATGTGCCGAATATCGGGTGGTACTTCTCAAGGAAAATTGTATCAATCTGACGATACTCTTCCTCCGTAATGGTACCGTCTTCAAAGAGCTTTCTGACCATATACATGGTGGTCTGATAGAGTTTTTCGTTCTTCAGTTCTTCCTTACTCATGAACACCACCGTCCTTGAATCGCTCCGCAAGAAAGCACTCATGACTGCAATATTTTCTGCGTTTATCCCCGTAGATTTGAAACTCCTTGCCGCAGTGAGGACATTTGAAATCATAGATGGCTTTGCGCTTTACCAAATCAAGGTGGCTGTTCCACCAGTCGTTTCGACACTTGTCGCAGCAGAAGCGTTTTTTCTTCTGCTTTGCTATCTGCCGTATTTCCTTTCCGCAGTTCTCACAATATGTTATTTCGCCTGAGAACACCGCACTCTGTTCTAAGGGTGCTTCTTCGATTTTATTTCTTCGGCAGAAGGATTTTACCGTGTTCACCGATATGCCGACTTTCTGCGCTATTCTTCCATAGCCATCTCCGGCAGCCCTCAAACGAATAATCTGTTGTTTCTGACCGTCCGTCATGATTCCGTTAGCTCCTTCCGAGGGACAGGTCTGATATTATCTCCCTCACTCACTACCGAAGAATTCAACCCCCATCGTTAGAGCATAAAAAACAACTTGCAGGCTCCTCCAAAGAGAACGCCACAGGATGTTCCGCTTCTGAAGACCATTGATTTTCCACGCTTGGAACACATAGAACGCAAAAAATCCTATTATACTGATAATTCTACAGAAAAAGCGCGAGCATATAAAAATATGTATTATACAGAGAGATAGGAATCCGCTGTTCCTCGTGTTCTCGCGTTCCAAATTCAACCACAGAGTTGAATGTACAGGAAAAAAGGCAAAAAAATAACGCCCTCCACGAAATGATCCGCAGAGGGCGTGTGATGAGGTTCGGTTTACTTATTCGGGATCTTGAGCTTCATACCGCTGTAGATGACATTGCTTTTCAGTCCGTTCAGGCTGACGATCTCCTTATAGCGGCTGCCGTTGCCGAGATACTTCTTGGCGATTGCCCAGAGGGTGTCACCATGCACCACGGTGTGGATGGGATAATCCTCGGAGGGTTTCGTGCCTGCCACGGCGAGCGCAGAGGTCTTGACCGGTGACATGATGGCGTACTTACCGGACTCATCCTTGTTGATGACCGCACGGTCGCCGCTGACCTCGACCACATACCAGCGGAGCTTCTTCACCCAGCCGGGAATGGCTTTGCCGTTATAGTAGGTGCTGCCCGTAATGGTCACGAGGTCGCCGGACTTAATTGTGCCGATGGGCTTGGCCGGTTCGACCGGCTTCACCTCGCTGCCGAGAGCCGCCGTGACCTTGGATGCCAGATCGCCCATACGGGCATACATCCAGTTACCGGGGCAGCTTTTGTTGGCAAACCATCTGTGGACAGTCAAAACCATCTCATCGGATTTCGGGATATAGCTGAGTGTCTTGGCCTTATCGCCGAGCCAGAGCAGCTTGGTTTTGCCGTTGCGCTTGCAGATGTCGGTGCAAAGCTCGATGAGTCTCTTGTACACCACATCCTTGAAAGCGTAAGGCTCGGTGTTGTCGCTGGCACACTCGATGGTGATAGCTCTCTGGTCGTTGACTGTGGAAGAGGAGCACCAAGAGCGGTTTTTCTCTTCTACATACATCCCGACCCTGCCGTCCACGCCAATGCCGTAGTTGCTGCTTGCCTGCCGTGAGGTCGGCAAGAAGATGTTGCCGAGCGTTTCAACTGAGCACTGACCCACCACGCAGTGAGGCGTGATGCGGTCAATGCTGTGGGTGCGCTGCCCGGAGTGGTTCGGGCTGAGTTTGGTGTAGGACACCAGGGGGCTGTTCGTGTAAGCCATGTTATTCATCCTCCTTTTCACTGCGGTCATGAAGCTGCTCCAGCACGGATTTCAGCTTCTGCGGAATGGGCAGTCCCAGGTATGCGGCGTTTTCCAACAGGGACACGCCCTCATTCGACAAATAGAAGAAAATGACGGCGGTACGCATCACCGAGCCGCTGCCGATGACGCGGGTGTCGAGAATATGCCCGATGCCGACCAGGGCGAAGATGAGCACCTTTTTGAAAATGCCCTTGAAGCCGACTTCGCTGGACAGCTTCTTGTCCACCACAGCGCACATGATGCCGGTGATGTAGTCGATGACTACGAAAGCCAGAAGTGCGTAAAGCAAGCCGTCACATCCTCCCAAGAACCATCCCAGCCAGCCGCCGATTCCGGCGAACACCAGCTGAATGGTCGTCCAGAATTCTTTCATGTTGTTTGTCCTCCTTTGAAATTAAAAATGGGTATGAAAAAAGTGACGCCGGAGCGTCACACTTTTCCGATAGCATAGATTGATACTTTGTAGGTTGCCGATGGTATCGTATTTGGTCTTACGGCAAATATCTTTCCGGGGTTGGTCGTTGTAGACCAGCTACTTGAACTGCCTCGCTCCACAAACATGGCGTAATTGCTGTTCTCCGTGGAGATATGGACATGAGGAATTTCCGCGAAGGTAAATGGGAAATTAGGGAGCGCAATTGCGCCGCTCTCATAGAGCACGCCCCATGCCGTCGAAATGGCGGTCGTAAAGGAATACTGACCCCAACATTCCGCTGTACCGCTTTTCCATTTACGATAATTCCAGATGCCGCTTGTCCCTTGCTGAATGACAAAATCCGCAAGGGGTGAGCCATCCACCCGCATATCCCCGGCAACATCCAGCATGGCTTGTGGCTCCGGCGTGTTGATGCCGACCTTCTTTTTACGCAGCGCAATGAGCGGCGTACCCTGCGGAACAGTAAAATACAGATCCAGACTGCTCAAAGAATAGAGCTTGTCTTGGATCTGTAGATGAAGGTCGTAGGAACTGTTGGCATCCAGATTGCACAGTTCCAAATTGGAGTAGCTGAAAGAGGTTCCGCTTTTTGTCGTGCCGGAATAGATGCTGGTATAGCTGCCGTAGCTGCTCTCACTGGTTTTCTTGTACCGATACCGCACATAAACCACGTTGTTTTTCTGCGTCCCGTCTACGTTCACAGCAGAAATAGAGCCACTGAATTTGAGCTGCATTTCCGCTTCAATGTCGTTGGTTCGCCGGAGCGTTATCGAGGATATTTTCGGCTTGGTGTATGGGATGACCGTCACCGTCTGTGAAGTTTCGGCGGTGTAGCCGCGGGAGTCCGTGACCGTGAGCGTGACCGTTACGCTGCCGGACTTGGCGATCTTTCCGACTGTGATAGCAGACCCAGTTGAATTGGATGCGGATAAACCGTTGCAGGAAGCGGTATAGTTGGAAATGGACGCTCCGTTTTTTGCAGTTGCCGTTCCGGGCGTGACCTTGAGGGTCGAGTAGTTCTGAACGAATAGCTGGTCGTTGCCTGTGAGGTTTTTCGTGGTCGTGTAGCTGTCGGCATAAGTGAATCCGCTTATGGTTGGAGCAGAATTGGTTGCCGTGGTCAGTACAGTGGCGGTCTTGCTTGAGGTGCTGCCGATCTGCGTAGACCCGCTGTAAGACGAAACCGCAAAGGTACCTATAAAGGACTTGATGGACGCCATGGCGTTCAACAGCGTTGTCCTCTGCGCCGATGTCAGCGTAACCGTGCGGTTCGCCGTGCCCTTCGACCAGGAAAGCCCGGAAATAGTCAGGATGGTCGTGCTGCCGTTTTTGAGCACCAGCGTATTGGTGTAGGAGGCTTCGTACACGGTCACATTGATGGTAATGGAAACCGTGGCATTGTCCGCCGTCACCGTGTTGACACTATTCACCACAGCACCGCCCAGCGTCTTGACCGTGGAACTGCCGGAAGTGCCGTAGACGTGGTTGTATTGCCGCCTTGCTCTGACCCTCACCGTATAGCTCGTGTTCGGCGAAAGCGAGGACAATGTTACGCTGGCGCTGGTGGATGCCGTCGTTGAGAACTGCGTCCAGCTCGAACCGCCGTTTGTGCTGTACTGCCAGATGTCCGCCGTGGCAGAGGATGTAGCGGAGATTTTGAACCCGTTTGCCGTGACATTCGATGTACTGAATGTAACTGTGGGAGCAGAGCGGTCAATGGTAGTCAGCGTCATGCTGCCGCCGTATTCCTGTGAACCGTAGATATACACACGGGTCGAGAATCCGACCGCAATCGTTTTGCTGCCGTTGCTGTTGTGAGCTACAGTAATCGTGCCACTGACAGAACCTTTCTTTGCCGGGAAAACACGGTCATCCCAATAGGTACGGTCCTTTGAGTATACGGTCGTACCATTGATCGTTACAGTGGTCGTGTCAATGGTGTAGTAAGTGGATGCGCCACCGGTAGAGGTCAGCGTCCAGGAAAGTGTCGAGCTGTTACCGACCACATTCACGCTTTCTGAAATGTCCAGTTGAAGATAGCGCCCATCGTATGCCGCGCTTTTCCAAGTTGCCATAGCTTTCCCTCCTTAATCCAGAATGACGATGTTCAGCCCTTCGGACGCCGTTGGCATCGGGACAAACTTCGTTTTACCCACGGTCAGCTCGCCGTCCACCGTGGTTTTCTTGGTCTGCGTTTCGTCCTTGTTCAGGGTGAAGATCACCTCGTCGTTGTAGTAACCGGCGAACTCCGTGTTTGTGATGACCGTCCGCTGGGACGATGCGCTGTTGGATACCTCGATGCCCCGCTTGTCGATCTTAACCTCCTGCGTGTAGATTTCGTTGGGTGCGGGTGTCCACTTTCGGGGGATCGCCCCTTCGGAGATCATGATGTCGGCGAGGTAGATGGACGCATCCCGACAGTAGCAGTAGATTCGCAGCGTAGGGTCGGTCACATCCGTGAGCGTTACGGAGTAATCCGTCCAGTCAAACGTCGTGGACTTATTGAACAGGTACTTGGTTTTGTTCCCGTTGTAGGTCACATAGAAATACCCAGACATGGTCGAGGTTTTCTTTGCCCGAACTGAGATCGTATAAGTGCCGGGAACTACCCCTCGGATGTACTGCGACAACGAGGAATAGGCTCCCAACACAAAGCAGGAGTCGGAAATGGTGTTGTTTTGCGTATCTGTGGAGGCATCCGTTTTCACCGTACCGGAGTAGCTCCAATCGTCCGTGATGCCGTTCAGCCCGGAAGAGTTCTGCACATAGTTGATGCCGCCGATGTACTGCTCCTGCATGGTGACGGACAAGCCTTCCACCGTGTGCTGAAGCTGAGATACTTTGCTTTCGGAGCTTCGCAGCCGCTCTTCCAGTATGCCTTGGTCGTTGGAAACCGACTCCATAGTTTCGGTAAGAGTCGCCACATAGCTGTTCAGCCCATCCACATTCTGCTGGAGATAGGCTGTTTTCTCTGCAAATTCATCGGTCGAAACATAGGCTCGAAGCACGACTTCGCCGCTCTCCAAATCCCAATAAGACGAGCCGTCCTGCGACTGGATAACACCTGCCTTAATAATGTTCGCCACCAGAGAGCCGGAGGTTATGAAGTCTGCAACGATCTGCCCGTCCGCCGTGATGGCAGTTTCGTAGGGACCGTTGTAGCCGTTACGGGAAAAGCCCAGACCGCCCACATTCCACCTCCAGACGTTCACGGCTTCGTCAATGGAGTGAGCGTCCAAAATGAGCAGCTCGTAGGGCTGCCCGCTTTCGCTGTCTGTGTTAATAACCACATAGCCGCCGCTCTGGCCGGTGATAAGCCCAGTCGCTTTTCCAATAGCGGTTTGGAGCAACTTCGGAAAGCGTCTCACCGTGGACTCCACCTTATCAACTGAGGACTGCACCTCAGAGATGGTGGTGATCATACTGGACTTGCTCTGACCGAGGGAAATGTTCTTGTACCGCTCGGCAAGGGTGTCGTATACGGTTTCGATGACCATAGCCGACACGCTGACACCCAATAGCGAGTGCCGGATGGTGACGGTATCGCAGAGGTTGACCCGCTCCAGGAGTGCCGAATACTCCGGCTGTTTCCAGAGCGGCTCAAAGGACACCTTCACCGTGGGAAGGGTCGCACCCAGCGGGTTTGCCTTGATGTAGCTGTTGGCTTTCGCTCTGAGGGCTTCCTCGGTCACAACTCCGTCAAACTGGTCGGAGAAATCCATGATGAGCGTTTTTGCCCGGACGATCTCCGAGGTCACAATGGGGAGCGTGACATCCGGCAGCGTGACCACCGTTTCGGTGTCCGAGCCTTCCGGGGTGTACACGGCATACGGGAGCAGTGCGGTATATACGCCGCTGTTGTCCTCGTCCTGCTCCAATGCGGTGAGGTTCTTGCCGTATTCAATGACCACACCGGTTTTCTGTCCTCGGTGCGAATGGAACATTACCGTGAAGTTGTCCCATTCAAACTCGCCGTGCCATTTGGAGAGCATGGAGCCTTCCGTACCGCCGAGGCAGGCACGGACGCTTTTCGGCTGCGTGACGGAAAACGCCTTTGCATCCGAGTAGTCCGTCCAGCCCGTAAAGCGGGTATCTCCGGCAAGAAGCTGCGAGAGGATAAGCTGCGGAGAACGGCTCTCCGTCGAAAACGGCATCACCGGAACATTGGCGAGGTCATACGAGATGTGCTGACCGTAGATGGTGACGATACCGTTGAGCGGCTTCGTGATACGGTAAATACGGAATGCCTGGTCGGCGGCGGTGTCATTGGGTTTTGCCTTGATGATGCACTCCTTGGTGATAAGCCCATAGTGCTGTCCACTGACCGGGTATTTGAGCAGGCACTCAAACACACCGTTTCGCTCTTCGGTGACTTCGCAGGAAATAGTGTCCGTCAGCACACCAAGACCGAATGAGGAAAAGTCCGCAGCGTTGGGCAAATAAAGCACCGGGATCAT